TACCTGTAACAGTAACTGCATTTTTAAAAACTTTTGGTCTAAACGCAGTAGGATAAGTTGCTGAATATGGTAGCTTTACTAAATTATATGCTCCATTTTGTCCACCTTGATTTTGACCAAAAAACCATCCGTACCCACCACCAGCATCACTATCAAATATAGCAACATGACTATAAGGTACAACATCTACAACTACCATAAAAATTGCGACATCTCCCGCTTGCATAGTCTCTACTTCGTCAAAGTAGTTTAAAATACCATTTTCGTGACGTTGCTCCCATATATCCCTCGCGTATCCTGTATTTGTACAGTTTGCGTATGGCAGTCCTAGATACTTACAGTAATCTGCGTAGCCATCCCAACATTGCGCACCAAACGATCCATCAATATCATAAGCGTTGCCATTTGAACGACTTTTATATTCTTGGTATGTAGCCATTTATCCCTCCTTTTCAAAAATCAAATAAAACGGATAAATAAAAAAAGCAATCACTGACAACGGAATATATAATATTGCTATTACTAGTACTAATGCTATTTTCGTGATTGCTTTCATTTTATCCTCCTATTATTTTGGCTCTGTGTAGGATAGCGCACGGCTGCTATCTGATACTCCTTGTGTAGTAGGGTCTGTAACAATACCTGCAATAACAAGTACTGAAAACACACTATTAACAACTACTAACAATTTATTACCTAAATCACTAAGTTCAAGTGTATAACCAAAAACATTTGCAACTGCTTGTACAACTAAAAATATTGCTGGAATAATTGCTGACCAAAATGCTTTGTTTTTAATTCTTACTTTCCAATTAATCATGTTATTTCTCCTCTTTTTCTAGACGACCAATGCGGTCACTCATATAAGACATCTCCTTTTGGACAACACCAATGGTCTGAGAAATGTCCTGTAACTGTTCTGTATTTTTATCTAAGTGACCTTTGAGCCACTCTTCACGTTTGTTAGATTCTGATTTTGATTGGTCATGGAAATCCATTAGCTTTTTCTCACGCTTATCAGACGTTCGCACCAGATAACCAACCACAATCATAAAAAGCAAGATAAAGAGAATAGCCCACACAAATTGTGATTGAGCGATTCTTTCTGCTTGTTCTACTGTCATCCGACTACCTCACTAACTTGCTAAAATTTCAGCAAGTAATTCTTCATCGCACATAATTGCAAGTTGCTCTTTTGTTTTGTTATTAATAAACTCTGAAAATCCCTTTTTAACAAAACTTGACCAAGCCATACGTCCATAATATAAGTCAATCGCAAATAATTTAATCATCATATCTATCCCTTCTTCCTGTAAAAAAATTCTAACCAATAGCAATAAGATCTTCATCTTTTAAAACCTCTTTTGCGTAAAGCGTACTTATCAATCTGATAAGTGTTTGTGTGCCTGTTGATGTTGATGTACTTAGTTCAGTCATTTTTTCAGACTGAGCTTTATCTTTATACTTTTCGTCGTAAAATATCTGCTCACACTTTTCAAGCGTTTCTGCAAAAGATTTATTTTCAGACTCAGGTGGTAAATCAAAAGTTAAGTTACCTTTCACGTGTGGTAAATCAACTGACACAATTGCAGTCACTCCCATAATACTTTTATCCTCAAGAACTTGTGGGAATTTTGTGTTAATTGTAAACATATCGTCTCCTTTGTTATATTGACTGTTATATTGACCAGTGCACGACACCTCTGTAAGTATTTGAGTAAGCGCCAGGATTTATACACTCAATCAATCCCGATGCATTGATTTGTAAGTGGATTGATTTGTCTGGAGCAAGTGTCCATCCAGTTATCGCAAACATCAACTCTTGAGGTATTAAACCAGATGGCATATTACCAACAGACCATCTCTGTAATCCATTAGAAGCAAAATTATACATCAAGTCTATGTCATCACCTTTCCGCTTATATTTAAAACCGTTGCCAATTGTTATCCAGCCAGTCGTTTGTAAGCTATCTTTTTTAACATACTCACTCCAACCGCTCCAAACACCGTTTTCCAGCAACCGCGTAAATATAGTTTTATTTGTGCGGTCGTAAAATTGTTGATAAGCATAGTTTGCTGTCTCATGTCTTACAACTGTTACGTACCCAGGACCTGCCCCAGCCGGTCTATTAGCACCTCTAAATACACAATAAAAACCTGTGTCTTGCAAGCTATTTAGGTCGGTGTCGTCATGTCTAAAAGAGCCACCATTATTTAAAGCAAGTGGTTTTTGCTGTATCGCCTTATCGCCACAATAAATAGTACCGTCAACATAAACATCGCCTTTGGCATCAATAATGCCATGTTCCCAAATTTTCCCAAATGCAACACCAGAAGGTGCTTTAGTTACAAGTACAAACTCACTTGCAACTGGTTGTATTATTGGTGTTGCTGACATTAGGTTATCACTCACCGAAATCTTAACAAGCCATGATTTTGACTTGTCATAAGTGCCGCCAAGATTTAAAGGGGCGCCTGACATTTGGGAAATTGTTGACCAGGTATTTGTAGCTGCGCCACTATCAACTGCATAGATACCAGTATTGTATGGTGCAACAGATACCGACATTTTGAGTTGGTTTTTTTGTATTCCACCAACTATAATTGGTGCAATCTTAACAAATGGCAAGACTTGTAAAATGTCAGGATTTTGCTGAGACCTGACTACTTTTGCACTTGTAACAATTGGTAAAAAATAATCAATGACATTAATTTTTGTGTCAACTGGTTCTGATGTTAGACCTCTGCTATCAGTTACCGTTGCTCTGATTGTTGCTGAACCAAAAAAGTCCAATTTATCAAATACGCTACCATTACCGATAATTGAGTTACTTTTCCCGACAATTTCAGCATTATAACTTGTTATTGTTGAACCGTTATTTCCAATAGCTGAGCCAAAATCAACTTTAACTTTACTTATAATCCTAACAAAATTGTTTCCACTAACAATGCTACTAGTTAAAGTATTTGTATCAGATAGAGTGATACTTGACAATTTTGGCTTATAAGTAGCTGTATTAGGTATTGTTATTGATAAAGTATATTTTGTCTCACCAATCTTTGCTGATCCATCCATCGTCTCAACAATCAGATTACCTGTACCAGTTAATTCATTAGGCAGTAAATTAGCAAACGTTGGCGGTATAGTCCACAAATAGCTAGTACCAACGCCAGTTGCGATAGTACCTGTACTACCCTTAAAATCATATTTCAAATTGTGAGTAAATGACGTTGAATATCTATTGATTGTGATAGTTACTGCATTACCTAGCACACCACTAATAGCACTTGATACACTAAGTCTATTAATTTTAGGTAGCGAGATAGACTGATTTGCAGTCGCTTCACCATAATTGCTAAAGTTTATTGGATAATATGCTGAAATATTGAATAGTGGTTTATTTCCATCTGAATTATGATTAACAATGTAATCTTTAGCAAATAATAGTTTTCTCTGTCCGTAATTTATCGATGGATTAACATTGATGGTCTCAGCTCTACCATCAACTGTTATTTTTAAAGGTCTAGTTTCACCTATTGAAATATAGCCATAACTAGACATTTTTAAAAAAACTTGTACATTGACTGTGCTTGTATTACTTGCGATATTTGGCTTATTCCAAGCAGACAATATTTCAAGTGTCAGGTTATTCCCCCACGACCTACTATATGTAGCAGTTCCCATGTCTCACCTCCTAACTATTTCTAATTGCTCTGATAACATTAAATAATGGATTTCTGTCATAGACTTCTTCAACAAAATTTCCAATTTGTATACGCTCTGTAAACAGTCCATTTTTTATTGTTAAGGTATCACCTGTCAATGTCATCTGAGCAACACCATTTGTCACAAATGAAATGCTGTCATTTGATAGAAATAACTTTGCTTTTCCGCCTTTGTCACCGATAGCAACGCCCTCTTCACCAATCAACGTTTCATTGTTGATAAAGCTAAATCTTGCACTTGCCTCACCTAATAGTTGTTTAAACTCAGTTGTACGATCAAACAATTGAGCGATGTCGTTTGCAACTTTTTGCTTTTCGTCTATCGTATTTAAGTCATACCAAAGCTTCCACTTAGTTTCAACTTCACTGAGTGTATTCTGCATAGCCTCAGCAATTGCATTTTCTCTTGCTATAGCAGTTCTTTCTTCAAGAGCTAGAATTTGTGCTTGGGTTAATTCTTGATCAGCTTTTGTGTCGAGATTGTTTATTCTATCAACTTCGGACTCTTGCCAATCTCCAGATTTATTACCTTTGACAAGCATATATCCACCAGTCATAAACCAACCTGCATCACTGGCAAGCATGGCAAAGCGTGGTTTTATTTTACCGTCTCTGAGCGGTACAAATGTAACTTTAAACATCTGGATATCTGTAGTGACATTTTCAATTATCGTCTCACGAGGTGTGTTACTTGTGATATGGTTTGCAAACAAGTCATACAAATAGAAGTACAATCTTCCAGCATTTTCTCTTGCTATAGCAGCTGTAAAAGTGTATGTTACACCAGCTTTAACATCAAACTCGATAGTGTGACTAACCTTATTTCCAGACTTCCATTTCTTAAATTCAAATGGATATTCGCTGATTTTTGTAGTCTCAAATATTGTACCTTCGGTAAACCAACTTCCAGAAAATGATTTTGTACCATCAAGTAAATTTTGAGTACCAATGACAACATTAGCAGACATATCAATCCACTTGTAGTCAAGATAATTTGTTGATTGCGTTAATCCAGTATAAGTACCGATAAATCTTCTATTTTTAGCTTCAGTAATACTAAAGTCAACTTTTCCATCTTTCGAATTGGCCCACGCTGTCCATGATGTAGCACCATCAGAACCCTTTGAACCATAAATACCAATAATTGCTGGTACTGTTTCTTTTCTTGTTCCATCTGTATAAACATCAACATGATAGTGCCAATGATATTTATTTGCAGGAGTTGCAATTTGAGGTATATCTTTAATCCATCCAGATGTTGCAGATGTGATATCCATCTTGTTAGCTGAAACCATGTAATAATCTTCTGTCGATGTGATACCACGACCGTCAGAGCCATTAACACCATCATTTACATTGATAAAAGTTAATTCTTTGCTAAATGTAATTGCAGATGTGACATCAACCTCAAGCCTCAAATTGAGTTTTCCCTCAGTAAGCATATTAGGCTTTATCATCACTTCTAAGCCATTTGATAACAGTTGGGTTCCTTTATACCATCTTTGACCTAAAACGGCCGTCTGGGCTCCATTTTTGCTGAAATTAAACGATACATTTGATGAGCCTGTATTATTTTTAAACACAGTTCCAGCTGTTGTGTTAAATGTAATATCATAGCTCGCTGGACTTTCGATGCTATTTTGCAAAGCTAGACCCTGAGCAGAAATCTTAGATGCTAAACGTTTAAAGTTAGCAAATGTTACTTCGCTTGTTTCTGTTAGTAAATCCCAAGTAACTTTCATAACTCTAAGTGAACCCAATATGCCGTATCTTCCTATACCTTTGTGATTAAGTATGACTGTGTCGCCAACTTCTACATCAAATGAGCCTGAGACTTCAATGATTTCTTTTGCATAACAAACATTTCTGAGCCATTTTAGCCCTTCGGCTTCTAGTTTTGGTATAGTATCAGTATCAACTTGTAATTTCCAAAGTAAAAACTTATCAGACTCTAAAACCCTTGGCATTTCTTCGGCAGCCAGTGGGGCATAAATTCTATTATTTTTTTGATAAAATTCAACTTGCCCTTCACTATTCTTCCAAATTGTACCTCTATTACCAATTCTTAAACCATCCCTTCCAATAGGCTCTATTGATGTCTTGATTGCTGTTGAGTCAACTGTTCGGCTAACATCATTTGAATTGTCAATAGTTATTTCAAAATCTCGTCTATTTCGTCCAACACCTTGGTAATTAATACCATCATTTGCTCTATAAATATTGAGCACAAGCTTGTCAAATTGACCATTTGCTTTCTGCCTAATTTCAAACTCACATTCGCCACCAAAGTTATTAATGATCGATATGAGCCTTTTATATTTGACCTCATCACCTGTATATGTCAAAGTTCTTGTGCTACTTGCCAGTTCATTTACTCCAATTTCAAAATTGGCATAAGGCAAAATCTCCATTGCGGTAAAGTGTTGCACAATTGTTCTAGCTGGTTGTTTCTCATAAGTAGAGCAATTTTCATTTAACATCTCCAAGTTAAAATAGTCACCAACAATTTCAATTGTCTTATTTTTAGCGTTCTCTTTGAACTTAACAATCGAAAATCTAAAAAATCTTCCTCTAAATTTAAAAGCTAGATAGCCATTTTCCCTGATACCCCACCACTCACCAAACTCTTTTGAAAATTCAAATTCAACTTGGTGAGTTGCCTCCTCAAATAATGAGGTTAGGGATGCTTTTTTTATTTTAATAGCATTTAACAATGCATTGTCTGCAACCGCAGTTTCAAACATATTTTTGTCATAAAATGTAATCTGCACTACCCAAACCTCTTTCTATACTTGACTTTTATTGATGGCAATGATGCTATAAAGCTAGAAAAATGTATCTTTATTGTTGATTTACCTGGTGGCAATTTAATATATTCTGAACCTAATACAGTTTGCTCAGGCATCCCATTGACGGTAACTTTGCCTATTTCGTTGTTAAAGATAGTTTGAGTATAAATGGGATATCTATTAGGAATGTCATAGATACCAGGAACATGATGCTTTTGCCAGTAGAAATTTCCAACACACATGTCAGCAACCTGATTTTTACCAGCATATTTAAGTAAGAAAATATGTACTTTTGCACTCTTTTTCCCTTTTAAATAATCAGACTGCCTTTTGTGATAACCTCTGTCAAAAAATGTAATGACATCATTATTTCTAGACATCGACATATTACCATTTGTATTCATAAATGGATTTTGGCTCAAGATATGATTTGCCTGAAAAGTTGAGCGTTTAACAAAATCATAACCTAAAGGGGTATTGGGGTTGCCTATCATACAATTAAATTCTGCCATATTTGAGTTGGATCTTTTTATGGTTTCGCATCCATATAAAAAATTTCCTGATGCATCTGACACACAGACCTTAATTGCTGACTGCTGAGTTAATGCTGACGTATGAAATAATTGCCTCCAATAAATGAAATCATAAAGTGTTCCTACCTCACCATTTGAGTCAGCTTTTGCACTTAATGTTAGTGATTGCCCGCTTAATACCTGACCTTTTGTATCTCCAGGATTGGTTAAAAATAACCAATCTACGAGTCCGCCTCCACCAATAGGTCTTTTGATAAGTCCAATTTCGCCCGTCAGTGATTGTGATTTATCATTTGCAACACCTGCACCTTGTACACCTGCCTCTAACATTTCTTTTGTTTTCCACTGCTGAAAGTTATGCATTATTTCAGATTTCTGAACCGGTTCTGTATCAACCTCTTCAACATTTCCAATTTCAAGACTACTATTATTTCTTGCAATCCCTACAAATCCATTCTCTGCAGTATTTAACATCTCAATAATAGGTAGAGCTGTGGCAGTACCCTGATTATCAAAATCAATTATTATGACATTGTTAGCAGATGTTATCTTGTCATCTGGTATATACTCATAACTTGTGCTATAAGCATAGCCATCAAGTGTTTTAAATTTAATCGTAACCTCTTGAAACCAAGAAATCCCATTAGACTCATCAAATGGACTAACAACTTTTGCATAATAGAATAGCTCAGGCTCATCACTAAAGATGAGCTCACAATAGCTATCTGTCATCAAAATTTTGCGAAGTTCTCGCTTGTTTTGTTGCATACTGCGACTATCTGATGTCCTCATTTTTACAGTGAGAACAATCTCATTCTGGTCAGCTCTATCAATATCAATAACCCTAAACAGTTTCGACAAATCAATGCTATTAAATTTAACTGTTAACTCACTCATCAAATAGCCCCTCAATTCTATCTATATTCTCTTTCATTTCTTTTTGGACTTTATAAGTCTCTTTTTTTGATGCAGTAGCAATTGTTTCACCACTTACATCAATATGTACAGGTTGTTCTGTTGCTTTCTTAGCGACATCAAGAGCCCTTTCAACTAGTTCATCTGCTTTTTGTTTAGCAACTTCAACTTTTGTTTTAACCGCTTGTTCAAGATCAGTTTTGATTTTGACAACCTTGGTAAATTTAGTATTACCAAATCCAATGACATCCTCAGCTTTGTAATTAAAAGCTTCTACTCTTGCATACATATCATCAAGCGATTTATCAACATACTTAGTATTTTTTTCAATACCAACCGCCATACCTCTAGGAATCCAGCGACCAACATTATCTCTAAACAACCTAGATGGTGAGTGGATCATAGCTTTAGCTCTTGCTGCACGTTCTGCTTGGGCAACAAGAGCATTTGCTGCTGCAGTTACCGCACCCAAGGCCGACATCATACCAGACGCTAAACCTTGACCAATCATAGCACCTATGCCACGCATAGCACCAACTCCACTTATACCAGCTGATCTAACTGCTGATATCAATGAATGCATTGCCCCAGATGCTGATCCAATACCAGCTCTAATGCCATTAGCAATATTATTTGCAGTATTACATCCAATTTGTGTACCCTGTGATTGCATTTGTGATCCAACTGATTTAACAGTGCTTAAAATAGACTGCATAGCTGATTGGACTCTGCCCTGCATTGATGTGAATGCACTAGCAACATTTTGACAAGCAGTTGAAATCTGAGTTATTTGAGCTGATGACATTGCAGCCATTGAGCCAACTCTTGCAAATAGTGATGCAACCATATTTAGTTGCCCACCAAACATAGAAAATCCAGTGGTTGCTGACATTAATGCTGATGCAATTGTCATCACTTGAGATTTAAGCATTGCAATTGGTGCATTAACTGCTAATAATCCAGCTACACCTGCAACTGCTTGAGCTCTAAATGATGCAAATCCACTAGCAGCACTAGTCAATGTTGCAGGCAAGCTTGCTAGACTTATTTTTAGTGTCAAAATTGTTGTTGATATGCTTGTCATTCCAGCAACCGCACCTGTTGCACTGCTTGACATCAAGCTCAATACTGATGCAACTTGACTCATTGCCGAACCAACAGTTGAAAGACCAGCACCACTAGATGCTATTTTCCCAACACCTACTGCAACCGCGCCAAGTGATGCAGCCATGTCACCTAACCTTGTATTAGTGATCATTACAACACCTTGGGCAAGTGCTTTAAATCCCTCACCAGCATTACGAGCCGCATTACCAACCGACATGATAATACCTGAGATGCCATCTAAAACACCTTTAACCGCATTTCCAAACGATGTGATAACCTGAGATGCCCCGTCAAAGACACTTGAAATTACAGAACCAAACGCTCTGATTATTCCACTTACTCCATCAAGTGCAGCTTGTACACCTTGACCCATTGCTTTAAACACATTACCAAATGAACTAACCAGTCCAGCTATTGCACTGATTAATCCACTAAATGCACCAACAACTTGAGATATACCACCTGAAGTTGCAGCAATAACCATTGACCAACCTGTTGCCACAGAAATAATTAATGTTGCAATACCACCTGATACTGCTGTAATTATTGTAGATATACCACCTGATACTGCTGTAACAATAGTTGATATCGCATTTGCGATAATTGGAATAAGTTGACCAAGCACATCAGCAACAATAGGTATCAGGGTAGCTAAACTAACTGTTATCTGTTGCAATACTTGCACAATGACAGTTCCTACTGTTTGGATAATTTGACTTATCCCCTCAGCTTGAGATCCTGCTATTGCAAACGCAATACCTACCATGATAATAGCTGCACCAAGAGCAAGCCATGTTGATGGTGGAACAGTAGCAATTGCAGCACCTAATCCTTGGAAAGCGATTGCTAATCCTGAACCAATTCCAGTAGCTACTGTACTGATTGCAGTTCCTAGTCCTGTCAAGATAGTTGTTATTGCAGTACCTAATGATGTCACGATTGCAGGAACACCTGACAACGCTGATTGAATACCTTTACCAATACCTTGTGCAGCAGTGCTAATACCAGTTCCAGCTTTTTCAATGACAGTTCCTAGTCCTGAGAAAATTTGTTCAATTATCCCCTTTGATTGACCTGCATCTTTGCCAACTCCATCAGTTGCATCTTTTGCATTTTTTCGGAATAACTTAAATGGATTAAATTTACTCAAGAAATTAAATGCTTTGAATTTCCCAAGTAATCCGATTATTCCAGCACCTGCAGTCATCATGAAAGCAGGATCAACACCTTTTAAGAAATTTCCAACTGCTTTTGCTGCTTTACCAATTACAGATACTACTGCATCAACTTTATTTCTAAATGTTTCACTGGTTGTATATGCATGAATGAACCATCCAATCAAAGCTCCAATAGCAATACCTAATGCAACAAGCGGATGAGCAGACAGAGCTCCTAATACGGTACTAATTGATCGGATAATACTTGCACCTGTTTTCAAGCCTTTAAATGCTGCAACAGCTCCAAGGACAGCGCTGGCAACTTGTTTTATGGTTGATGGATCTAATTTAGATATCCAATTTGCGACATCTTCAATTTTTCCAGCGATTTGAACAAAAGCATCACCAATAGTTGTTGCAAAATCAGTAATTGTGCCTTTGTTAACAATTAACGAAGTGAATACATGGCCAATAGCATTTCCAACTGCACTAAATGCTGATTGAATAGCTGATACTGCTCCTGTACCCTCAAAAATAGAATAAAACTGCTTAACTTTATCAACTCCATCAGCAACAATGTTTACAAAACCACTAATATAAGGTGTCATTCCAGTGAATACTGAATTTACAACACCTTTTAGCTTGTTGATATTATCAGCAATACCACCCAGACCTTTTGCTTTAGCAGCTTTATCAAATTCCATGATCATGTTTGCTAAGCCTTTAGTCACTGCAGTGCTAACATTTTTGAAGCTAGTTCTAATACCATCAGAGTTTTTACGTGCCAACTCAGCAAATCCATTTAGTCCACCATCAAGCTCAATAAGTTTGTCCGAAAATTGATCAAATGTGATAGTCCCATCTTGTAATGCCTTATATAAATCTTGTTTAGCTGATGCACCTGCAAAACCAAATGCCTCAGCAGTTTTTTGTAAACCAACTGGCATCGTCTCCATCAGGCTTTTCCAAGATTGCATATCTACTTTGCCACTTGACATCATTTGAGTAAATTGAGTCAATCCACGAGATGCGTCACCTGCTGATGATCCTGATGCTAAAAAAGCATCGTTTAATGCAAGTGCAAGTTTTGTTGATTTACTTAAATCACCATTCATAAGAGTCAATTGTTGAGTTGTCCCAACAACTTCATCCAATGCAGTAGGTAGTCCATCAATCCCTTTTGCTAATGCATCAATTGCAGACTTAGATTGCTTAGTAGAATATCCCCATGACTCCATCATTTTTGGGAATTTGTTCATGGTGTCAACACGACTAACAGCCCCACCAATGGATGAATTTACTAATCCAATCCCTTTTTGGACTAGTGCGGTTGCAACTCCCATTGCTGCACCAAAACCCAAAGCTGATCTTCTGCCTGATCCAAAACTTGACGATGAAGCACTGCCAAGTGATTGTAAAAGTCCTTTTAGCCTACCAACTCCTTGTTGAGCTCTTGATCCGTCTAAATCAACTTGGATGGTTAATTTACCATCTGCCATAATCCACCTCCTCTCTATCTAGTTTTGAGGTAGTGCATATTCTTCCTGCAGTTCCCTCATTTTGCTTTTCTCTTTCTGAGACTCACCTTTTGTTGGTTTCCATGATCTAATTTTGATAACTTCAATCATTTTTGTTCCATCTGGTAAGCCTGATAACAATGCATTAAATTTCTTCCAATGCAGTTTGCCTTGTTCTTCTATCAAATCAATCTTGTAAGCTTGCATAAATGACGAAAATATAAACTCACCATCATATTTGATTGATAAAACTGGACTTTCTTCTTCATCATCTGTTTTTTTAGGTTTTTTAGGTAAGATATTTCCCTCGATGTCATATCTATCAACTTGATCAGACGGTTTTACAATTTTGATGTGATCCTCAAAAATTTGCTCATATAGATCCATTGCTTCTTCTGCCCCCATTGATTTAAAATCATCTGTTTGAGTTAACATACATAAAGCAATTTGAGGTTTAATAAGTGCATCAATATCATCTGACCACATATCAAAAACCTTTAAAACATTGTCAAAAGAAAGAAAAAGCTGATACTCTTTTTCGTTAAGTATCAGCTTGTCATCAATTTCCTTAGAGATATCAAACATGGTTATTTAGCAAGATACTTCTGGAAAGTTTCGTCATTTGCTTTTTTCTCTTTAATTTCTACGAGGTTATCCCCAACCTGTAAAAATGCATTTAGATAAGTCCAAGTGTTTTCACCACAGGCAGCATAGATTTTTTTAGGTGCATCTGCATTATCAAACATAGTGTTGAATACATCATCTAAGATTTCTTTGATACCTGATCGCAATTCAAACTCTTTTGACTCATCCTTTTCAACTTGCTTTTCAAGAGCATCTAACTTATTAGCTTTTTCTTTAAGCTCCTTAGCTTTATTTACCATCTCAGCTTCTTTTGTATCACTCGCTCTATAATCCAGAGTGAATGCCCCAAAATTGACTGGGATAATATTGTTATCTAAATTTAAATTAATCATATTTGACATTTGTTTCTCCTAGTAATTATTAAGATGTTTCTTAAAGTTCTGAGACAGCCGTTTCTTTAGGCTCTTTGATCCATTTAAGAGTACAAGCAAATTGTTCATACTCTGTAGCATCTCCTGCACCAGCTTTAATACCTGACGCATTAGCAACTTGTGTATGACGTTTTTTGCCATCAGATGACGTTACACGATGCCAAACACGACGTGCATCACCTGATTTATATTTCATACCTGCAATAAGTGCCTGAGCCTTATCCTCAGCATCATAGATACCCTCAAATGAGTAACCACCTGTGACAGACAATACTGTTTCCTCAGGTGTTCCATCACCATCATAGTAACCAGTGTCATCAGTGTCTTCATCGGTTTCATCATCAATAGTTTCGATGTATTTCGCTAGTTTCAACCACTCTGTTGGCTCTTTATCAGGTTGCGATGGATCAAATGCTCCAATTTCATGCACTCGTTTTGCATTTTTTAAACGTGCCATTATTAATTTCCTCCTATTTCAATCTTTGCTTTAAGCTGCAAAGTATAGACAAAGAACTTTTGTTCATCTTGTCCATTAATCCCTGGTTTACCTACTTCCAAAGACATAAAGTTGTATGATTTATCAGAGTTTGGCAACTCAAGGTCAAACTCTGATAAATCACCATTGATGAGCCATATAATGTCACTTGCCGTTTGATTAGATTTGCTTTTTACCGCAATCTCAAATGGCAATGATATTTCCCTAGTCCCGTCAAAGTATTCTTTGTCGATAGTCCCACCAGGTATTGAGTTAAGCACTAAATCATCGACATCATCTTTGAAATAGTCCAACCGTGCATGCAATCCTAAATCAGGAATTGCATTGATATGATCTAATAGCACCTTTTGAAAGTTTTTGTTATTTTGCATTTAAAACCCCATTTCTTTCAGTGCTTTCTGTTTCCAATTGTCAATATGAGCTGACCTTGCTCGTCTGAGCCAGTTCTTACCTGTACCAGGAGTTGTATATCGCTTAAACGTTACAATTCCATTGGTGCCATAATAATGAGCTCTAGCATAGACTGTGTTGTAATGGATAGCATCACCTGATGGTGACATAGATGCTGAGGCTCTTAATGCCCCACCCCTCATCGCCCTCATCGGAATATATTGATCCATATCCAACATCATTTGACTAGCCATGGCAATTCGCCCTCTTGTTACTGAGGCAGGTGACACTTTCTTAGTTGCACCTGACAAATCAACATGGACAGTTGTCCAAATTCCGTTTGACATTAAACCACCTCTATTTCATAGCTAAATAGCTTTCCATTTATGTAATTAGGTTGATATCCTTTCACAATATAATCTCTGTCTCCATCACTTAACTTGGCATCAATCCAGCTATCATCAACAATCACTTTTGTGAATTGTGGATAGATAAAAACGACACTTGGCTTTTGTCTCTGCTTTTGATTATTAGTTCCGACTATGCCAATATTTCTGTCAAATCTGACATCTGATATTGTGATTGGTTCAAGATAAGTAACATCACCAAAATCATCAATAGCACCTTTTTTTGATACTGTGATGCTATCTGTCAATAATCTCTTATCTATCATAGTCAACCCTCGCAGTTAAACTAAATCCAGCTGAATTAAGCAAGTTCTCAGCATCTAAACAAAGGTTAAATCGTTGGCCAGCATTTGAATTCTGTGAGTTCTTATAACTAATGGAGGTTCTGCCGATAGATAAACTTGCCATAGCTTGCTTATCATCAGCAGTCATCACTCCACTAGCATCTAAGTAAGCTACTTGGTATGCAGTCGCTAACTTAACCGCATCTTTTCGATGCTCAATTTCAGTCTCAAAATTGATGTATGAATAAAATCCCTGAGTATACAAATCAATAGCTATTTCTGCTCTTTTCTCAAGTGCATCAAAGTCATTAACCTGTTCAAAACCAAGTGCTTTAAATTCAGCAGCAGTTAAATAAGTCATGTGTCCCTCCATTGTTAAAATTAAGGGTGTCACACACCCTATTATTCAGCAGCTTTATCTGCTGTTTCTGCTTTAGACTTACGAGATTTACGTTTCGGTTTTTCTTCAGTTTCAGTTTCAACCTCAGTTTCTACGTCATTATCAACAGGGATAAGGACTTTAGGGACATCCATGAATGTTAACTTTAGTTCTTTATTCACTTTATCCGCAAAATCTTTATCCAATTCAATAATTCCATTTTCAAGAACTTCTTTACCCAATTTCTTGAAATGAATATTTTTTAAAGATTTATAACGCATTTTTCACCTCTTACATTTCTGTTGAAGTAACTTTGACAATAGCTTTTTTGTTATCATCAAGTGCATATGTTCCACCTTTGGCAGCAGCTTGCAATTTAACACCGTCAAAATCCTCTGTTTCAATTGTGCGTGCAGTAGAGATACCAATAAACGGAATAACAATTCCATTAGGTGAGAAAATTGCAATATCGCCTGTTTGGAAGTATTTAGATGCTGTTTTTTCAAGAATGAAATCTTTATATTTAAGTAATCCATTTGTGTCTAAAGATACACTTGAACCTTTGGCAGATGTATTAGATGCCATATCAACAATTGCGTTGTAAAGCTCTGATTTAAGATAGCAAGTAACTTGTGCATCTACTTCTAAGTCAGTGTAATAAGTATCGATCTTGTTAAATAAAGCTTTAACATTTGCCTCAGAAAAATCAGCAAGAGTTTCAGTTTTCCCTGCACTCGTCGATAAAAACTTACCAGTGCGAACATTTACTTTGCGAGTTTGAGCAATAGACTGTAAGTTAAAGCGATCAGCAAGTGCTGCATTTAGATCATTGTTTACTGTGTAGCGGTCAATACCTTCGTGAATTGTTAATTCATAGTCATAATTGACATCTGTATCTTGATAGATAACTTCCGTTAAATCACCAAAACGTGATTTCTTACCTGATGCATTACCAAATCCACCATCATTTGCTCCTGTCAGGTAGTCATCACCAATTACTACAGGTGTTGCATTGGTTTTAACAGAAAATGCTTTAGCATTGTTTTGGATGCCATCCAGTGTTTGCAATGGTGCGAGTGCACCTCGGAATGCTGCCTTGGCATTAAATACTGTGCTAAGGATATCGCGATATTGTGGCACATAAATGCGTGCCGCTTGGTCTTGATTAGTTGCCATTTATACTAATCTCCTTTCCTATTATTGATAGCTATCAACTATTGCTTGAAATGGATCAACCTCAGTCTTGGCAGGATTAGCTGCTGGATTTCCATTATTGAAAATAGTTGGTTTGCTATTACCTTGTTCAGATGGTTCTTGAGCTTGTGCAAATAAAAATGGTTTGCTCTCTTGCAAATCATTGATAATAGTCTCTAACTGAGGTTTGCCATTGTCATCCAATTCAACAGCGTTAACATCAATCAATTTCATCATCAAATCAGTATCAAGTGCATCTGTGTCTTTAATTGCAAGCTTAATAGCATCTGTTTTAATTGTTTGTTGTAACGTTTCATCAGCAGATTTTTTGTAATCATCGAATTCTTGTTGTAATTTAGCAAATGCATCTTTTGACTCTTTACTTAATTCAACATCATCTTGTAATTTCTTCATTTCTGCTTGATTATGTTCCAACTGTGATTTAAGGCTGTCTCGTTCTGCTGTGATAGTGTCCAAAGCTGATTGTGAGTCTTTGATTTCTGCTCCACGGAGAGCAAAGACTTGTTTTGCTTGTTCCTCTGTCAATCCAAGTTCGAGTAGTTCCTTAGTTGTAAATGACATGTCATACCTCCTAGTTCTTTTTTAGGTGGTCAACACCCACCCTCAGTTATGATTTAATTTACATTCCTAGAATACTTGTAAACATAAGGGTATTTTTACGGTTTTGAGCAATGAAAAAGCCACCATATAGGTGACTATGTGTATATCTTTTCTCTCTGGTAATCTCTGTGCAGAAAATCATAGTTATCAACAAGCGCCTTAGCTTTCTGTTGATATTTTCTTACATTCAAACGCTCTAATTGGATTAAATCAGCATCATTCATAGTTGTTGCATAATGCAGTCTCTCTTTATGACGTCTAATATTGCGCTCAATAGCTCTTTGTTTAGCCTCAATTCTTGCATTCTCCTCAGCTTGCTCAGGTGTTAAATCTTTGAGGTAGTCAGGTAATTCAGGTAAATCATTAACCCCGACAATAAAAGGTGTTAGGTAATGGCCACAATGAGCACCAAGACATCCACCAGCAGTACCATATCCGTAATCTAAAAGTGATAAGATATGAATGCCATTCTCATATCTGGCTAAGCTCTTTGTGACTATCCTGTGTTGTAATGGGGCACACATTGCTCTAGCAGTAGATTTCATTGAGTAATAATAAGTATCAATTCCGATGTCCTCAGCAGCTCTTGTCCTCATCTCATTAAACACTCGATAAGTTATGGATTTAATGATTACCCTAGCATAACTATCAGCTCTCCACTCCCTGCCGCCTGCATCAGTAAATCCTGTAAAGTTCTTATCCTGCCATTTGATAATAGTGTCATGCAATGCTCTATCAGCTGTCTTGTTCCCTGAGACCACCTCAGCAACAGATTGCTCAATAATTGCTTTATAGACTTTTTGAATGCTTTTTGGAAGTGTTGAGTTAATAAGATTGAGTTCATCCCATGCCTGGTTAACATAAGCACCTAGACTCTCAGTAACGATGTTCCTAATCATCTCATCATTTGATTGATAAGGCCGGTTAGCATTAGCTAAATCCTCTTTAAGTTGCTCATGAGTGTCCTCAAAGACTTTTAATCCCTCATTCTCTATGACATCTCGTAGCACTTGCTTAGCTATGCCTGTGCGCTTAGCAATGATGTCAAGGTTCTCCTCATTAAGCATATGCATATCATTAAGCTTTTCTAATTGCCAAACCCACGGATTATCAACCAAGTCCTGTTCACCTCTGATTTTTAATCTTCGTATCATGTTATCAAATAACTCAATCTGCATCTGCGCATAGATATCAGATACCTTTTTCATCTCATCTGAAAAATGCTGATCGTTTAATGTCGGCTTTTTATTTTTTCTTTCAGTCATTAATCAACCTCATTTATTTTCCGAGTAAATTCTTCAAGCGAAAATCAAGCGAAAAATGGACTAATGTCAAATAAGTAGACAGAAAACCGTGTTATTTTATTGCGTTAAAATAATTTTCTTCTTTCTGATTATTTTGTTGTCCATATAATGCTAACTCAGCATCATTCTCAGGCGGTAACTCGCCATTAATTTCAGCAAGTTCTTTCTCCGCCTCATCATCAGTAATATTCTGAACTTTGGCAATTGCTTTCTTGGTTGTCGCAAATCCTGCTGCAACCATCTTCATCCAGTAGTCTAATTCAGCATGTCGGTCAGTAAATACACCATCATCAAGGTTTACAGAAATGTCGTCAAGGTCAGGTATTTCACCATTATATAATTCATAAAAGGCACCAAGCTCACAAATTGAGACACAAAGTTCTTTGATTGTTTGCTCGACAAGAGACACTATACTATTGCGCATCTGATATGTATCTGAGTTCTCTGAGACAATTTCAGTTGCAGTCTTAACTGATTGGCCATCAAATGTGAACATGCCTGATGATACACCTATCTGCATTTCAAATAGCTTGAGTCCCTCTGAAATAGCTGCAATATAATCCTGTGAACGGATTGGTGTTGTTAAGTCAACAATACCACCGCTATCCATATTTGTCCCGCCAATTTGAGTATAGACATTTTGCTCAACATCGAACCTGCGCTTAAACTTGATTGTTCCATCCTCTGTTTGGTATTTTACTTGTGTCAATTGCTCAGGAACAATCACGCGCCTTTGCCCCATTCTAACCTCCCACATGAACTCATCATATGAACGATTAATAAAGTCAATAGTTGTCTTTGCGTTATCAAAGATAGATAGCCCAAGCGGACTGTTGATATCTTTGTTGTTCATCCCTGGTGTTTTGAAATAGGTAAACAGTGGCCGTGACAAGTCTTTTAATCTAATCACCGGCTCTAAATCAGGATATAACTCTGTGAGTTGCACCCTGTCGCCTAACTGACCACTAACTGTTGATTTGTATAGCTCATTAGTGATGCGATAGATCTTGCGGTCAATAGTTGAGCCGACTTCTTCGTCATTGACTGTTACCCACTCGTGAAATTCAACAAGCGTGTAATAAACATTTTTCTTACCCTCTGACTTAATTGTCTGAGTGAGAATAACAGCACTTGAAATATCTTGAGTGTTTGACTGCAATGGCAAAAATACTGGTGCCTGTACAAAAGCCACTCTGATTTTATCACCATCTAAATATGGGCGCATTGCTAATCCACCTAGTGCAAGACCACTTTCTAGGTATCGCTCAAAGTTTTTGTTGAAACGATCATTTTTAAGCATGTCATTGATAAACTCATCTGCCTGCTCATTATCACTTGTAATCTCTGCCTGCTCATTATAAACAAGACTAGCAATTTTCTTGGCGCTTGTCCTTGCAATTGGCAAGTGGTTAAACTTTCTCTTTTGTCTATCACCATCAGAATTAAAATAAATAACATCATCAAAATTACTTTGATAGTATTTTAGATTGTTTTCAATTCTGCTATATTCCTCACTTGTAATTGCAACCTTTGGATGTTCCAAGATTGTGTTTAAGTGTGATGTTTCCATGTTATACCTCCCTCGAGTAAAAAAGCTCTTAACTTTATCAATAAGGCTCATCTTATGTCCTCCTAACTATTTCCAACCCTAAGACCTAACAGTCTTGCATTATCTAACACAAAGTATTGGAAGACATCACATGTATGATCATCTTCTTTGATAACGTTTGGATTGTCTGAGTGCATTGTCTTTTCATCCCACCTGTACATTCGATGCTCTGAAATAAATACTTTATTATTTTCTGTATCAAGATAGTAAAACCTACCTTGAGCAAGTAATGACTGTGCATTATCAATCATGGTTACTTTCCTAAGCTTGGCCACTGGATGCCACCTAATAGCAAAGTCCAAATAAAATTGATTTCGCAAAGCACCCTCTGCACTATCTATTGTGTATTGTAATGTCTGCACCTTGTACTTATCTGTGATACCCTGCATAAATGCATTAATCTCTTGAGTTAACTGACTTGGTGCTTTTTTGACCACTTGTCCAGCAGGTGAATAGTACCATGTGTCTAATAGTATTGCTTTACCCTTGGCAGTTATACCAAATGCACAGACCGCAGTTGCTGATTGCTGATGCCCACCATCCAGTGCATATGATATGCCAATAAGCTTATCATCAGATGGCAATGCATCAAGCGCGTGAAAGGTACTCATGTTATATACATTGTTACCTAATCCGACTGCCTCACCAAGATAGACATATCTGTAATAGTCATAATCATTCTCTTTGATGCGTTCGATATCAGCTAGCATTTGAGGTGTAACAAATCCCAACTCATCATCAAGATAAGTGCTAGAGTGACATAGATAATCAGGATGTTGCTTGCATTGTTCAAACCACTCGTTTATCCAATTGTATGGATTTCTTGGCGGATTATATGACCAAAAGAATTGAACAAAGTCAGCTTTTGGATGTTTTTGTCGCATAAATGTGATGTTAGTTTGGTCAAATTCTTCATAACTTGAAAACTCAGCAGCCTCCTCATACCATACCGCAATAAGATCACCAATGTTGTTTGATTTTAGCTTTTGAAAATCATCCAAACCATAGAAATAAAAGGTTGAACCTGTCTTGATATGGGTTATCTTAAATGGACTAACTGTCATTTTGAACATTCCGATAATGCAAAACAACCTCAAACCCCATTGAATTTGATTGTAAACACTATCCCTCAAAGTATTAGCAACCTTACGAATGACAACTATGTTGGCTCTCTCACCTTTGATAATATACTTAAGCATCATATAGATTAGCTTTAGAGTGATAACAGAAGATTTGAAAGAGTTACGGCCACCTCTCAAAATATTGTTAGGTTTTTTGGATAACCAGACACTTTTAAAATGTGGATTGACATTTTTTTGTATATCAATTATCTGCATCATCAGCCCCCCAACTATCAACCAACGTGATTGACTCACTATCAATCTTGTTGACTTCCTCACGCTCTTTATTATCCAATTTGAGCGATTTAATACGCTCTCTTTGCTCTTGGATGTCATAACTATCTTTTGTATTTGTAAGCTTGAGGATGTTCTCTGTCGCTTTCTGATTGCCTTTAACTGCCTGCTGAAATGTTGCAAATGCTAGCAGTGATTGATTACTACCATCCATGCCCATATCTTCCAAGGTTTGCTTTAGCTTTTTATCTTGGATGTCTAGACTTAGCAGTAACTCCATTGCCTTTTTGAGGTCAGCTTTTTTTCGTCTTGCAACGCCTGATGCTTTACCTGCTTTAGTTGCAATCTTTTTTTGTTCTTCTTTCGTTCGCTGGTTCATTGGTTTTAAATTCTTAGTTCCGTCTCTTGGCAAACTCTGACCTCCTTTCGAACACAAAAAACCACAAGTTTATACTTATGGTTTCATTTTATATTTGATTTTAGGGGTGGAATTACGCTTCTTTAAAAAGACAAAATAAAAAGCCACCAATTAAGGTGGCAAAATAGCCGGACGGATTTGCACCGCCATCTCATCAAATTAATGATGTGTCATCCTTTTTAGACCACTGCTCTATTTACCTCTATTATCCCATATTCTCTTAACTCTTACAAGTAATTTTCGCTCATTTTGAGCTTGTTATATTTCCTCCAAAAACACTTTATCGAAGAGACAGTTCTCAAATTCTTCAAACCATCCCCTGATGTGCACATATGCTTGTGTCTGACTCAAATACAGGATAGATTGCGCTGCACCAATTACAGATATATTCCTATAAACATATACCTCTTTCAGTGCAGTAACCATCCTATTATCTGTTTTATCAATCATTTCACTAATAATTTTACTGATTGCACTAAATTTATTATAAGTTCGATAATCTCTGTACAATATACAATCACTTATTTTCTTTTCTAATATCGTCAAACTAGGATTGTTTTTATCCCTCATAAAATACCAGCGCAGCCAGATGATCTCTTTTCTGTAAGTTGTAGAAAACTTATCAAGTCTGTTTTTTGTCATAGTAATTTACCAAATTTGTTACTTCTCAATTTCTTTATTAGCCACTTCTGCTTTACCATCCGAGTTTTTGCATCCAATAATGGAATTCTTCTTTTTCTCCTTTTCAAGTAACTTTAATATTGTGTTCATATCATATAATGATAAAACGCAACTAAATGTATATTCTTTATTTTCTTGTGAAAACTTTTCTAGTTTTGTGTCGAGAAAAGGGATATAATAATCTAAATAATCTAATATATAAATTTTAGATAAATTTATAAAAGTTTCTAAATTATTACTATAGTTTAAATATACCCTTACCAAAGAAATATAAAGATTTGATAAATATCTATAAAAATAATTTTCCTCATTGGTAACAATTAAATCTAGACTTCTATGACTTTTTACGCTACTAAATAATAGATCTTCATATTTTTCAATTAATGATTTTTCTCTTTTATTCATTTTTTCTCCTTTTCACTTCCTCAGCCAACTGCCAAGCCCAGTCAAAGTCTTTGCGGATTTCGGATTCGGTGACGTTTCTAATATTTTTGTATTCCTCTAATTGATCTTCATATGCTTCAATTAATTTTAGTTTCTTGTTTACCTTTACTAAAATTATTTTTAAATCACTATTCGGATTTGGTATCTCAACCGTATACAGCTTCTCTTTTTCGATTGTGTAGCCAAACTGGTGCATATTGATTAGTGTTTTCATAGCATTCCAGTTGTTACCATACCAAAAGTAAATTTTGTCATAAGGCTTTTCTAAAGTCATTATTCTATGATGAAGATTATATATTTCCTTATACAAATCATTCTTATTTTTCTCATACCAATCAGCCACAAACTGTGGCACTTTAAGTTGTTTAACTTCTTCAACAATTTCAATTGCTACACCTATTGCAGCCATATAACCAGCGTAGCTTTCTTGTCCGTAGTTATCCAGATCATTGTCAAATTCTTTATTAAGTCTTTTTAAAATTTCGTCAATCATCCTCATCCCCCATTTCCTGTAAGTTCAAATTTAACAAATGTCATCCAATGCGTAGTACCTCTTTGTTGGCCAAAAAGTGGTGTAAACGGAATTGCTGATAAAACTTCTTTTACATTTATCTGACAATCAGACCATTTAAAAACTAAAGTTCCACCTACTTTTAGAACTCTCATGCATTCTTCAAAACCTTTTGAGATATCTTCTTTCCAATTGTCTTTATCCAGTTGGCCGTATTGCGCTTTCATAATTGACTTTTGGCCAACATATTTTAAGTGTGGTGGGTCGAAGACAACTAAGTTAAATATATTATTTTCAAATGGCATATTTCTGAAATCTCCCAAAACATCAGGTTTAACATTTACATGTTTTCCGTGAATATCAAATGTTTCTTGTCTAATATCCATAAAAGTGGTGTGTTCTTCATTTTTATCAAACCAAAATAGGCGGCTTCCGCAACAAGCATCCAAGATTTTAATTTCTGGCATAACTCATCCCCCATTTCCTGTAAGTTCCGCAATCCGCTTTGTCTGTCTCTGATTTTGCTCGCTAGCACGTTTAAGTTGCTTTTGTGTCCTGCTTAACTGTGTCCGCAATCCTGTAATTTGCGGTTCGTAATATTGTCGTGCATCACGGTAACTAAAACACGAAACAGTTATCATCATTCCCAACATTGCGATTGCAAGAAATAACAGTCTTTTCCAGTCGTTTTTTAGGACACTAATTATTTTATTAAAGTTATCACGTAAATTTTGCAACGCTTCATCTGTCGTCATTTCGTCATCTCCTCTATCCACTCAATGATATCTAAATACATATTTGCTTGTTCTAATTGCCATCTCCCAAAAACGGACAGATTGTCTTTTCCCCACTCATATCCAACAAGCCGTAAATCACGCTGTTCTGTCAGAAATGCAATTACTTCTTCTTTTGTCATTCTTCCACGCTTTCTAGTAATTCTGGATTTTCGTAGATGTTTCCGATAACTTCAACTATTGAATTTTCTATAATTTCTCCGATAGGAACATCATATGTATACTCATCAACAACTACGTCATACATAAACAATCCGTCTTTAAAATACACTTTATTAACAGTTTCATTATTTAGAAGAAAATCAATATGTCTAACAACATCACCCTCAAAAATCTCAGTTTCCTCTTTGTCTTTAAGCCCCGTTGATTGCATGAGGATATAGTTGTCAAGATTATCCTCTACAAAATGGAATGTCTCCATATGTCCGGGGCGAAACTCATCGTAAGCTAAGCTGCATCTA